ATTAGAATAAAAGCCAAGATTATCCTGATCTACCGTTGGTTCTTTTCCCGGTAACGCATCGTCCAAAGCTACGGCAATATCACCCGGTCTAACACCTGATCGCAATACGGTTGATCCTTGATCTCCAGCTCTGGTTTTTTCGGCTGCACTAGAAATCATATTACGGCCTTTGCGTAATCCGGCTGCTGCAACAGGCCCACCATGCTTTACAGCCCGTCCGATTGCTGGTCCTAATACGGCTCCTGTAGCAGCCATAGTTCCCGTTTGCCCTACATCATATTGATCCTGTTCCCCGGATTTCATGGAAATGGATTGACGGAAAGCATCGTAAGAACCTGTGTATAAACCCCCTTCGATAGCAAGAAGAATATCGTTTCCATAGTTCTTTTTAATTGTTTCCCGTAAACCTTTTTGCATCCCGGCTCTAGTCATACCGCCTAAAGCCATTTTTCCCACCGTACCAGCCCCTAATGTCCCTAATCCAATGTATGTGAAGGGGTCAGAAATAAGGCCACTGACAGCCCTTGCAGTCCCTTCTTTGGTGAACATGGGTAATTCGTCATACATGGAAAACATCGTATGGAGAGATAAGGCCAAATCTGGATCGTCTGACATTCCCGTTTCTAATGCTTTTACTCCAAACGCTGAAAGGTTATATTCTAAATGCCCAATATGATTTAATCCCCATTCTGCAAATTCTTCATCTGTTTCTGGTGGTTTTATTTTCTGGGCTACTAGCGAGTTTTCATCAATATTTATTGGGGGCCTTGCTCCATCAAGAGGGGAATAGACGTTATCAGGACCAGGCGGTAAGTTTGGATCAAATGGTTTTCGCTCTGTTGTAGGAGCAACATTGCTTTGCTGTAACCCATACAGTTTCTTACTTAATTCTATCCACGTTGCACCAACATCTGTATTTGGATCTTTTAAGGTAAAGTCGGTTATTCGATCTCCTTCAAACCCATTTTCAGAAACAACACCATTTCGTCTACGAACACCAAACTCATTGGCATTTTCTTCTGTTGTTGTGTAAATCGTTTTCCCCGGTAAAAAGCTTAAATTAGCTTCTTGACCACTTTCTCTACGACTTCTGCTTTTTAATATTTCATTAATATCGGTCATGGTTGTGCTTGCATGTCTATCATTATTTTAATTTTTCTTAACATCGTGGGGCCTATATCGCTAAATGCTCCTTGATTATTATCGTACCAATTATTTAGTTCGGCTGTTTCAAGCCAAGATTTAATTTTAAATAAATTGTCTAAAGATACGCTTTCTGTATCTCTTACATTAGTAAGGGCTTCAACAACTTCAGCCCCCAATATGCTTTTTGGAAGGTCTAACCCACCAGCAGTAATCATTTTGCTTGCATTAAGTTTCTTTACAAATGTAATTCTAGCTTTAGAAAACGCCTCTGATTGTCTTTCAGCTACTTTGGTATTAATAAAATCTTCAGCAAGTTTTTTCCCATCAAAATCTATGACTTCACCAGTAGCCATTCCCTCTTGGGCCTTTTGTAATATCTCTTTAAATTCCTTATTGGCTTGTTTATATATTAATCTATTTTCAGCTTGGGCTGTGCTTTGAGGGGGTATACTGAAATTACCCGGATTGACATTAAGTTCCACAGCAACAGCTTCTAAAGCTAATTTAAGTTCTTTATTTTCTTCTGCTGCTAATTTTCCTGAAAGGTCTAGGTAATCTGCCTTAGAAAGCTTTGATCTTATTTGTGCAAGTTCGGGGTAAGATCCTACACCAGAAATGATTTTTTCTTCAAAATCTTCTTTAATCCCTAACTCTGACTTGGCTCGACCACCACCTGTTGCTAACAATTCTGCTTCTAAACCATCCGCTATGCTATTAGCCTCTGGGTCTTGGCTAGTCTCAATCAATTTAATTAATGCTCTGATTTCCTCAACATTATCTTCATTAGGTAAACCCTTCATTAAATTAGAAATCTCTGTTACACGGGTCCTATTTTGTTCCTTATCTTCATTTATCTTTGCTCTAAGCTCACTATCCTCTAAATCACTTTGCCCATTGACACTATTTCTAATCTTCTGTGCCACATTCATTTTTTGATCGTTATTTAAATAAGGTAGAATTGCATTAACTTTTATTAAGTCAGAAGTGGAATTAGCCGGAATTTCTATAGCATCTGCACCACCGCCTATGGCATCTGTAATTCTCGAAACATTTAATCCATTTTTAATAACAGCCGTTGTAATAAAGTTTTCGGTTGCCGTTTGTAATCCTGTTAAGTGGTTTTTTAAGGCTGTTTGTATTGGGGTCTTATTAGGTTTATAGCCAGCCGAAAGAAGTCTTGCTCTATGTTCTGCCTGTAAACGTGCTATTCGCTCTGCTATTAATTCTTCGCTTAATGGGCTATCCTTTAAAAATTGCTCAAAATTACTAATATCATTATTTAAGGAAACGTTGACAGCTTCATTACTGGTTGTCACAGCACTAGCCGTGACAGATTTTAAATATTTCTTTCTATAAGCATCAAATAAAGTATTAGCGTTCATACTAAGTTTAGCGTTCATTTTTCTAGCGAGAGCCGGGGACGCTGCTTCTAATATTTCCGTATAGCCCCCAATCGCACTATCTAAATCTTGTTGTAAAACTTTCGGTGACACCAGTGTTCTTCCGGCTTCATAGACTAACTCATCAAATCTCTGGGCAGCATCCACGATAATTTCGTTTTCGACTTGCGCTAAAGCAGCTTGCCTTGCATTTCTTCCAAAGACAGTAGGGGCAAAATTAAATGGATCTTCTCCAGCTTCCGTAGCTTGTTCTAATTGCTCGATGGTCGGAGCGTTAGCAGCCCCATATTCCTGACCTTCAATCGCTCTTTGTTGTGAAGCTTGACTAAAGAAAAAACTCGACATTCTATCCAGAGAACTTGCTAACTGGTTTGAGGTTCGTATTCCTTCCTGAAGGGCAAAACCCCTTGGCCCATCAAAACCTCTGACCATTAATCCCGTTCTTTTGTACGGTGCTACCATTAGCCAATACTCGCTGCGTTTATAAAGCCACTTGCCATCGTCATTGCTCCGGCAGCTACCCCACCTTCTTTCGCTATTTCACCAGCCTTAATAAGATCCTGATATTGTGCTTCGCCAGAAAGTTCGGCAAGTTGGGTATTAATGTCAGAACTAATAAGATCAGCAATAGCCGGAGAAAGGATTTGCGTATTAATTGCCAAGCCAAAGGAAGAAGGATCAACACCTCTACGATAAGCCCCGGCATTTGCAGCAGCCATTGTTTCATTTGTTCTTTTTAATATTTCTGCTGTTTGTTGCCGTGATCGATTAGCTTCAAATCTATATTTCAGGCGTTCATTTTCAGCCTGTTGATTGTACCGTTCTTGCGTTAATGCTCCAGCTTTTCTTTGCTGTTGGGCTGATGCCATTGAGCTTGCTAAACCAGCTATTTGTAATAATACACCCATGTTAATTCGCTGCCGTTGATAATTTATATTCTACGGATAAGACCGTCATGAATAATGGTTGAGATTGAGAGAAAGTAATTTGGGCCGTTTCCGAATAGCCAAGTAGGGGACCAATTCTTTTTCGACCTGAATAGGCACTAATAGACGTACCAAGAGTATTGGACAAAGAACGAAAGTGAACGTCAAAGCCATTGACCGATACATTCTGTGTAGACTTTAAAATCGGGGTCACTTCCATAATTCTTCGTTTTCTGGATTGCACAGGACCACTAGAAAGGTTGGGTTCTGCTGGTAAGGTTTTCACAGAAACAGTATAATCCAAGCCCACTTCGACATAGCTTGAAGGGGCAACATCCAAAGTTAAAGCACCAGATGCCACGGTTTTATCCAGTAAGACAAACCCATCCCTTAAAACCTTCACGCTTTTGCGCTCCAGATGTCCAACACCAGAAATGGAAGTGTTGCTAGGGAGAGATCCATCTGGAGCAGATGAACCAGTAAAAAATTGTAAATTACAGTCCGTTGTTCTTTCACTATCAAATAATTCCAGATAAAATTTGGATGGGCCACTAGCTGTAACGGTTTGATTGTCATTGCCTGGATCGTCCCTTGTAACCGTGATAACAGCAGCATCAGGGTTAGGAACAGTAAAACCTTCCATAGCATTAATAGCTGTATAAATGTTATCAGCCGTTGTTGCGTTATTAGAATAAGCTCTGACATAGTGGGTATTCCCAGAAGCACTACTTGGGCTACTAGCACCAGCAGCTTCAAATTCAAGGGTCATTTCTGTTCCATCATGCTTGGAAAAAACCAGCGTTGTCCCGGTAGCTATACTGGAATAATCCGATACAGTAATGGTAAAGGTTCGATCATCTGTAACTTGCGTAACAGAAAGAACTGTACTAGCGATTGGCAAGGTTCTTTTGACCACGGTGTATATATCTGTAATGTCTACAGCGACATCTAAAAACTCCCCATCCGTAACAAACTCACTAGCAGCCACAACATTGATGGGCCTGAGAACAGAAAAGCAAGCCATTGTTCCATCTGTCCCATTGGTAATTAAAAGAAGATCTCCTTCATCTGTATCTGTCGATTGACGCATAGCCATCTTGAGAGGAGATTTAATTAAATGAGATGAAAAGAAACTAATGTTATTAGCGTTATAATTAAGCTGTGTATCATTATACAAAAGCTCCCTTAAACCACCCCCATTACGATCAATGAACAGGGTAGCGTCTGCGGTTTGTACCGGGCGTATTCCTTCTTTAGAACCATTCTTAGTTGCTGATTTCACCGTAAGATTAGTAGGCGTTATCGGGGTTACTTCCGTTTGCTGGACAAAAAACTCACCACCTGTTGTGAAGATCTGTAAGTCTCTAGCTGCAAACAAACCCGTAATAGCATTAACACGATCTGAACTTAGGGTAGCATTAATGGCATCATCGTCCAGAGCTTGCGTTTGTTTAAAGTTATAAAAGTCATTAACCTTAGAACCCCAAAGCGTATTGGGTAGCGACTTGGACCCACCAAAATAAAGCCGTCCTTCATGGAAAGTCGCTGATCTTGGGTATCCTTTAGAAGCCGACCAAGCATCCTCATAGCCTGTTTCCAAATGGTGTGCGCTATCGGCAATGGCTGTCGTATTGAGAAAAGGAACTTCAACAACACCAATCACTTCAGAAGTAGAAACAAACTCTACAATACGAACCCGTCCAAACCCATCATCTCTGGTGAAATACTGATCCACATGAGAAGAAGTCCAAGAGGTTCCAGCAGACGTTAAAGTAATAGATCCTGAAGTTGCTGAAGGGGTGACATTGCCTGAAATCTGTGTTGTTGCCAACGTAAAGGCATATTTGGGAATGGTCAGGGAAATAGAAGCAGCCGTCCATGTAGCATTAGTAGCACCTCTGACAATGCTAAGAGGGGCCATATCTTCATGAACGAGTATTAACGTATCGGCACTTTGCGTGAAATTCAATTTACTTAAATCAATGTCTCCCATTGAAACTTGCAGATAAGCGTCTGATCCACCATTAATCGCTGTAATTTGAACCTTGTTTGCATACACAAACATACGGACATTATTACTTGATGCTGTGGAGTATTTAACAAAAGCAAGCATATACGATTGGGTTGTGGAAAATTCAAAAGGAATAAGCCTAATACCTGTCGTTGGTGAAATGCCACTTCCTAAATGAGAAGAAAGATCGAGCATAAACCTTGTTCCGGGTCTACGTTCAAAACCGCCTTGGGGAAGAACAACAACATTCTGGGCTTGCTCTAAACCTCTTGCATATTGCTGCAAATCAATCCTGCCTAAAAGAAGGGGATCTAAGGCCCCACCTGAGAAATCTGATTGAAAAACGGTTACACGGCTCATTAGCGAACCTCTGTCAGCAAATAATCTCCGATAATGGTCGTACTTTGTCCGGCACTATCAATACTTGCAGCCGTTCTAAAATAACCACCTCGACCACTTTCTATGACAGGACCTAACGCAATGTTTCGCCAAAACTCCGCATTGCTAGGCTGATCCGTAATTGGTATCGCTAAATGCCAAGCCATTTGATAAGTGAGTAATTTTACAAAATATTCCGGCATGGACTGTTCTACGACTGTTTTTTGGTAGTCCACATAGATTGTATTTTGATTAGTTAATAGCTGGCTGCCTTGAATTTCATATTCTTTAATGACATCAATACCCACGTTTGCAGACGCATAAACCCTTCTTGGAACGCCTGTCACCATTTGAGGTGGTAAGGTATAGGCATATTTCCAAACATTTGTAGGGGCATCTGAAAGTTGGGCCAGTTGCACTTTGGAAAGCGTAAACGTCCAAGGATACATGCCAAGGGTTGATGATTTTACTTTAGGGTAAATTGTGGAAGCAGCACCAGCTCCGGCTGTTCCGTCATCAAAAGACGTAATGGATGTTTGACCTAGAAGGAGAAGTGCTTCAGAGCATATTGAAACATCAGTATCTCCAGCAGCCATTTTATAAACTCCTTAAATTTGGTGGGGGCCGTAAAGCCCCCAAACCGTTTTAGTCGCTGTCCGATACGGCAATGGCTACTGCATCACCAACATCAACAACACCTGAAGCATTACTGACAACAACGTGCCAAGATGCCGTGGCTGTACCGCCAGTAGAAGCCCAGGAGTAAATAATATCTCCCACGCTTACATCGTCACTTACGTCATTGAAATAACCAGCTCCATCGATGTCTGTCTTTGCATCGGTTGAAGTGTAACTCCACATTGCCGGAGCAACACCTGATTTCGCCTGACCGCCTATTGGCTGCCATCCAGTTCTTGAAAATGCCATGATTAGCTCTCCCTACAGGTTATATCTACTTGACCATTCCCATCTACGGAAATAGCCCCCATTGAAAGCATCCCGGTGACTAGCCATGATGTTTTTTCAGGAACGTAGTTAATTTCGATTTTCGGAGCTATCCCCACGGCACAACCAATGGCTGATTTGTGAAAAGCAAAACAAGTTCGATCATTTGAACCATCTTTAGCTAAACCACCTTCATCACGATCCCCAAGCATGTGTACTTGGAAACCCATGAAAGAATTAATTTCTCCGTTATTTAAGGCACGAAGCTGTGCATAATCGGCACTAACAGCTCTTTCGTCCCCTAGTAAGGAAGCCATTGAATTAGCATGGATGACTAAATGACGATCTCCAGCCGGAACATTATTCGCGTTCATAACTTTAGCTGCTGCTATGATTTTGCCTACGTTCATATCGCTGGCTGAAGCTGAACCCGTTGTTACAACAGTATTTGCTATTGTTGATGCCGGGGTTGCTGCTGTGAGAGCGTCCAAGATGATTTGATCTTCCCTTCGGCCTATAGCAGAACCTACCAGTTGGGCTAGTTCCTGTCTTTCGTCAAAGTTGATTTTTGCTTGATTGAATATGTCAGAATATTCGGCTGCAATCCAATCAGAAAGACTCGCGGTCGCGGTGCTGAACACGGCATTTAAAGCGGTTACGTCCACTGACGGTGTACGCTCTGATGCTGTTCCAGCAGCGAGTTTTGGAAATTTAGCAGTTGAACCTTCTACACCTGATCTCATACGACAAGTGTTCCGAAGCTGCGCTGTAGCTTGATAAGCCTGATGAACTTCAGCTTCAAATAAGGTCACAAATGCTGGACTTAATGTGGTTGCCATTGTGCAAACCTCCAGATTATGATTTCGATGAAACGGTTGTCGGGAAGTCCCGGCCTATGGATGCTGTCCAATGGCAGATCGGGCGTGTGCATGGCTTGTCGATTTCTGAGCCTTACCACAGAAAATGTTTAAAGTCTAGTCCTAACGTCTAATTAATGAACAGTTGCTTGAATAAAAAGGGCCACACTTTAGGAGGAAAGGAAACGAACCCTATTAAAATCAGTGTGACCCTTAACTTTTTTTACCGTCCAAACGCTTCTTCGTACTGTTTTTCAACACTCTTTCGGTACTTAATATCCGTTTTATAGCGAGGATCAGCGACCATTGCTCTTAGTTCTTCCTTGTCCGGGGCTTGCCCCTCGATGCTTGCAACCGGGATTTCCCTTTCGCCTGAGAGACTACGGATTTTCTGGATGACCCTTTGGCCGTTTGCTGTCCCCCCAAGTATTTCAATTTCTTGGTAGTCGGCTTCGGTGAAGATCCCTTTTTGAACCATCCCCTGACCCCATTGAACATTGCTTTGAATAATTTCATCAGCGTTTGCCCCCAATAGTTGTTTTTCTTTTTCGATGTTAATGGCTGCATCTTGAGCCACGTTGTTTTGAAATTCCGTAAATGCCTTACCCAATTTAGTAAAAGCATCTTGAGAAATCCCGTTTTCTTTGGCCCATTCGGTGTAGGTTTCAAGTAAAGGATCATCAGCGTTAACTTCACCAATGTCAGATGTTGAATACTCTTTAGGGGCCTTATGATTACCCTTAGACATTTTAGTACGGAGCTGCTCATAGCTTTTTTCTTGCTTAGAAAATGCTTCCATAAGTTCTTCAAGCTTCGTTCCTTTTTCTGCATCCCAGTATTCATCAGGGAGAAAGTCAGGCTTTTTCAGTTCCGCTTCCTGAACATCATGTGCAATGTCCTCTGTTTCAGCTTCTTCCTTTGCCACCTTGCTTTCGGCCATCAGGCCCTTTGACGGTTCTTCCTGTGTTTCTTCCTTTACTTCTTCTTCAGACATTTAACGCTCTCCTCATTCTTGCCTGTATTTCTCTGACGATTGAATTTTGACCCTCCCTAGAATAGCCGATTGATGGGTCACTTCCCGGCATCCACGCTGGTTGACGGACGGTTATATTTTCCAGATAGGCCAAGACTTTCTTGCCATCCTCACTGGAAAAAGTATTTAAAAATTCACGATCTAGTTGATTTGGTTCAGATCCAGCTTCATCAGCTACAGCATCCAACCCATCCCAACCGGGATCGTTAATTGACTGCCTGATCTTCTGGGCTTGCTCCATTAGGTCTTTGCTCCGTCATTTGCTGATTTTGTTCTTGTGCCTGTGCCATTGCCTGTGCCTGTTTCTGCATTTCCATTCTTTCCATAGGGGACGTTATCATTTCACTTGGAATAGCCATTGATTTAGCCAAATAATCCAAGAACGCATCCTGTTTTAAAACAAATGGCCCCATTGGGGTTTGCTGCACGATTTGTGCGAATTGAAGCACTTCACTGACTTTCTCCATATTCTGTGCTTGGGCCAATGGAGCTGAAGGAACAACCTTCACTTGAAGTCCATTCACTTTCAAAGGCAAATCAATCATGCCTAGACTATCCATTGTTTCCAGTGTTCTACGAATAATCGGATACATTGTTTCATTAATTAATCGACCAAAAGCTGATCCTAAATTCTGGCTTAGTTCTTTCATACGTTCTGCAATTTCTGTCGCAGATCGGGCCGACATATTATCCGGGGGTAGACTTTCATCAAGAAGGATTTTCTTTATAGAAGCCCTTAAATCACCAGCAATAATTTGAGAAAGTTGAGGGTCCCCGGATCGAGGCAACGGGCGTAGACTTTCTCCTTGAGGACCCCCATTTCGCGCAACGGGAATAATAGCACCGGGCAAAATCTGGACTGTAGACGGATTTAAGACCCCATCATCTGCTGCCGTATATACTCCACCGATTGACAAAGAAGCATTTTTTAACGTCAGTTCAATAGATCGATTTAAGGATTTAATATCAGGCAATGCCGTTAATACTGGACCACGCCCATAAATTTCATTACTGGCTTTCATGTACCGGGCAATAATCCAGGGAAATGAAGTCAGCTCCCGTTCCACTAAAGCATGTTGTCCACCTTCATCAATAATTTGATAACAGTAGGTTCCACGGTCTTTCATGTAGTAGGTTGCTTCGATTAAATCGATATTCTCACTATCATCCCCGGCAAAGCGTTGACTGATTTCTGATGGGATCGATATATCAGGGTATTCAACATCAAGCGTGTTAAAGGGTTTTCTTACCCTTCGATAGACTTTATCCACCGTTCCGAAAGGACCTTCTTCAAAAGAAACAAGGAAAGTCGGGACAGAAGTAAAGCGAATAGGGGTCACTTCATCACCGGGCTGAATAAGCATAACAGCCGTACCTACTGCTAGTTCCAATAGAAATTCACCCATTGCCATATCAAAGGCCGATTGTCTAAGAACGCTAAACATTCTATTCGTGTATTCGTCCAGCACCCTTTGAATTTCCGTATGTCTTTCTTGGGGAATAGCTTCACCGGGGACTAAGCGACACCATTGCCGTTGGGGTGGAAAGATACCGCTTTGAAGTCGATTGGCAAAACGCTGAGTAGATTGAATAGCTGTACTATCAAAAACCCTTGTCATTTTATCCTGGCCCGGTGAACTCTCGTAATATCCATCATACAAATTTCGCATAGGTAGCGCATAACGGTAGGCATCTTCGTAGATAGAACGCCATTGACGTTTTTGATTATTGGTTTTTTCGTAGCGTTTTTTTACTTCAGAAGGGGAGAGTTTAGGCATAAGCGTCCCTTGGGTTAAATCGTGGGCTTAATGAGTTGGTCGCAACAGGCGTTACGCCTAGACCGGGATTAGCTCTTGCTTGGCTCATCAGCATCCTTGAACCGCCAAATCTCGATCTTCGGTTTCTTGCTATGAGCCTTCTGATACTCTGCCTTCTTTGCGCTTCCAGTAAGGCAGCCTGTTTTTTCTGAAGGGTATCTGCTTCGGACGTTCCCTGAATAGCGTCTGTATTGACTAGCTCTAAGTTTAATTCTTCGGCTTTCGCTTTGGCTTCGTCAGAAATTGTGACACCTTGCTTAGAAGATTTAAGGGTATCGGATGAAGAACTTTGGGAATATGAGGCTGTATTGCCCGTTGTGTTGTTTGTTGTATTGTTTGTTGTATCGTTTGTTGTTTCTTCCGCACCACTGCTAGTCATGTCTACAATGCCAGCCTTTATAGCCTTTTGAGCATCGTTAAAAATCAAGGGCCGAAATTTTCCTGTTTCTGGATCGTCAAAACCCACAAGATTACCTTTCGTGTACAATTTCGATTTATAAATATCTACGTCATGTCCGGACCCTTTTTCATACGGATCTATACCTTCCGTTTTTTTTCTGTAATCATCAAACCCAAACCAGCGTACATCAGTAGAACCCCTGGTGCCAAAAGTATCATGACCACCAGCTTTGATAGCCCGTTTATATGCAGCAGATGCCTTATCCCTTCTTTCGTCAGCATCCGATTGCTTGAAAGCATTAGAGGATGTTCCGGCTGATGTAGCGATCCATTTGCCCGGAGTTC